ATTTTTTAGTTTTTTTGGGGAAAAGTATTTAGAGATTTTTCTGTCACTATTTATATAGTGACAAATGATGACACAAAAGTCGCAAAAAATCTCCCAAAATTTTCATTGTATTTGTTGTGACTATTTTACGTCTAAAAAAACAGATTATGAGAAGCATTTAATGACACTGAAACATAAAATTAGTGACAATGATGACAAAAATAGTGACAATTTCTCGCCAAAAGTCGCAAAAAATCATATTTGTGATTGTGGAAAAAGTTATAAACATAGACAGGGCCTCTCTTATCATAAGAAAAAATGTTTTATATATAATGAAGAAGTGTCCGAAGAAAAAATAACTACTAAATCTTCTAGTGAAAGTGAAATCAAACTACTTACAAATTTAGTTCTAGATGTTGTAAAACAAAATCAGGAACTTACCAATAAAATTGTAGATATATGTAAAACAGGTTTAAATACAACCCAAACAAATAATATTTCTAATAGCAATATCAATTCAAATAATAAAACATTCAATCTTCAATTTTTCCTAAATGAAACATGTAAAAATGCCATGAATATAACAGATTTTATAAATTCTCTCCAGCTTCAACTTTCAGATTTAGAAAATGTGGGCAAATTGGGATATGTAGATGGCATTTCTAGTATTATTGTCAAGAATTTAAACGCACTTGATGAAACTACTAGACCAATTCATTGTACAGATAAAAAAAGAGAAACTTTTTATATTAAAGACGAAGATAAGTGGGAAAAAGATGATGAAGAAAATAAAAAAATAAAGAAGGTAATAAATAATGTAGCATATAAAAATGAAAAATTACTTCAAAAATTTAAAGAGCTACATCCAGGTTGTAATTTTAGTGATTCAAAATACGCCGATCAATATAGTAAATTAGTAATTGAAGCTATGGGTGGAGCAGGAAATAATGATGCTGAAAAAGCTGATAAAATAATTAGAAAAATAGCAAAAGAAGTAACAATTGATAAATGTCTAAATATTGATTAAATTATAATTATTAATTAAATTCATTATAATTTAAATACATTTTGTATTTCCAAAAATGGAATTACATATTATGGTTTCATCTCTAGGAAACATTTGTTTACCATTATTTATATACCATTTCCATAAAAATCGTTTTTCATCAATTATTGTTAATTTTCCATAACCATATTCAGTTCCATTTCTAAAGGCACTCCATTTAGGCTGTTCATAATATTTATTATCTAAACCTTCTAAATTTCCAGCATTACCTATTGTTATGTAAACTGGTCCATGAATATCTGTTTCATTTCTATAAACAGGATATGTGCGTTCATAATCATGAACATGGCCATTAAAAACAATATTTACATTGTATTGATAAAACATATCTTCCATATATTCACGCATCAAAATGGTTTGACTATCCGCATAATGATTAATATTCGAGCTATACCATGGACAATGCATGACGATAATTATCCATGGGGTAACATTTCTATTAACTAATATGAGGTCATTTTGTAGCCAATTATACTGCAAAGATGTTGGTGATGTATTTGTATACGGATTTAGGTAAATTATGTGAGCCAAACCGCTGTCAAATGAATAAAAAGAATTACCATAATTATACTCAGTCTGAAAAATACTTGGGGTACAATATGGCATTCCTGTTTTAGGATTAACTGAACTCTTGATAATTACATCACCAAATATCACAGGTTTTACATATGGCATACGATATCTTTTTTCAAACGCAGTAAAAAGATTCATATAATCCGTGCCATTAAATTCTATTTCATGATTTCCAGGACAAACCATCCATGGTGTATTTGACGATAAAGGTTCTATCATCTCACCATAAGAATCCCATAACACTTGATCGCAATCAGCATAACTCAAATCTCCAGCATGTAATATCATATCAATATTAGGTTCGTTTATTAAATGATTAATAGTTGAAACTGAGTTTTTTGTTTGACCTATATCACCTAAAACACCAAAAGTAATCATTTTTTTGTCACCTATTTTAGGCAATGTTTTAAAATACATTATATCACTTACAGCTTGTATCATAAAATCACCACATTGATAATAATATGTTGTTAAAGGTTCTAAATCGGTTAATAAAACATGATGTATGTAACCACTTTTATAATATTTTTTATTATAATAAAAATCATAAAATGAGGCTGAACCATGAACAACATTCTCTAATGATTTATTATTACTATAAGCAACATGTGAAAAACAATTATCATTTGTTACCCATGAAATTGTCATCGAATTAGGATTAACACCTTGTGCTATATGTATTTGTGAAATAGAGCAATTAAAAGCATAAATAGTTTGTATAAATAGCATTAATGCCACAATAATATTCATTTTATATTATCATGATAGTTTTTTTAAATAAGTTGTTTTATAAATTTAAAAGTATTAAAATTTAAAGCTCTAAAATAATATATTAGTATATATACTACTCAATATGAATGTCTCAGAAAGTAATATTACAAATATTAATCTTGAAGCTTTTAAAAGTACAGAAGAGAATCAAAAATGTGTAAAAATAAATAGCGATGTAGATGAGATTAAAGCTATGTTTGACCTAAAACTTAAAAAAAAGAAAAAAAAGGATAAAGATAATACTACACAAACATCTAAAAAAGATGAAGAATCTATAATTGTCGGTGTTTATGACCCACCAACATATCCTTATCATTTTTTATTAAACAGAATTTACGAAAATTTTAATGATGTTAATATAAATACTAAACGAAAAAATGTTATAAAAATACCTATTGTTCAACGTTTTGGTTCTAAAAAAACAATATGGACGAATTTTACAGAATGTTCTATAAATTTAAATAGAGATGTTAGTCATTTAAATTTTTTTGTATTAAATGAATTATCTACTGAGGGTAATATAGATGGCAATGGTCGTTTAATTTTAAAAGGCATATATAACTCAAAAAATATTGAAGGAATAATACGAAAATATGTATTAGAATATGTGCAATGTTCTATGTGTAAATCTTTAGAAACTTGTATTGAAAAAAATAACCAAACAAGATTAAATTTTTTGGTATGCTTATCATGTAAAAGTAGTAGAAGTATACAACAAATAAAATTAGGTTATAAAGCTATTACAAATAGATAAAAATCATTTATAATATTATGATAGTATATTTTTAAGCTGATAAATCATATTATTTATGTATTATACATTGTTGTATTTGAACATTCAGCTTGTATAGAACCATTATATTTTCTAACAATAAATTTATATTTACTAGGGTCAGTTTCTCCGTCGGGATAATAAAGATTAATTCTAATTTTAGATTTTTCATTAATACCTTCTTTTAATTCAGTATCAATATCACTTTTAAACCATATAGCTTTATTATTACTCTTTTTTCCTTTTATAAAATTACTTCGAGAACTTCTTATATTAGTCATATAAAACCCTTCTAAATGACTATACTTATCCCAATTTTTAATTTCATATTCTTTTTTAACAGAAACACCATTAATTTTCTCAATAACAGACATTTTAGGTTTTAAAATATTATCTTCATTTACATGTGTTATAAAAGATTTCCCCCTTCTATATTCTTGGGGTATAGATTCCCAATTATCATAATGATAATCTAATACATCAACATGATTTTTTGTTGTTTTAGTATCTAATCTAGCATTTAATTTTCTGGATGTCATAGTAAGCATTTGTTTTAAAGTAATTTTACCAGCAGAATATTCAGCGCATGGTTTATCACCATAAATTTCAATATTTATTTCATCAGTATAATTTGTCGTATAATATACAGGTCTTTCTTGGTCTTGAATAATTGTTCCAGTTGGTGTTTCATCTGTTCTGAGTGTATGATACCAAACGAGAAATGGATGACATTTCCATTCAGTTGACCTGCCAGAAACCTGGTTAATAACGATAATAAATGGTAAACTAGGTGCTAATTCTTCCCAGTATTTTATATTATCCCATTCAACTGTATTATCATTAGTTCCGACAAATTTTAAACGTATTCCGTATTCTTCTTCTATTTCATCTTTATACTCTTTCATTTTTTCAAATTGAGAGATTTGTTTTTTATTTATTTTAAAATTTCCAGCTAATCTAAGAACTGCAATATGTCTTTTATTACTGACATTATTTGTATTGCTGATTAAATTATGAATTAATTTCTCACCTTGTTCAGTAATACTAAATTCATCATTAATTTCATTATAATCAATAAATGATTCAGCTTGAAAAAATTTATTATTTTGTAAATAATTATTTATACCAAAATAAGTTGAAGGTGGAATATATCGCTCACATTCATAAAAATCTTGAATATTATTAACTTGTAAAAATTCTTTTTTAGCAACTTCGATAGTAGCACTATAAAGAACAAAATATACATTAGGATTTGTTTTATATCTGGACCAAATATAGCTTAAAAGTTGATTATTTCCACAACCAAAATCTAATTCATCCAAATGAATTTTAACAAATTCTTTTTTATTGACTAAGTTATCTATATATTTAATACAACTATCTTTTTTATTTTTATTATTAACTGAATAAACTTGAATACCAAATGAAGATAATTCATCTCGTTGTTTTTCATCTGCTCTTCTATGTAAAGCTGATAAAAATACATGTTTGGATTTTTTATCAATAAGAGAATAAATTTCAACCATAACTCTCTTACCGGATTTTACAGGAGCATAAACGAGTTTGAATTTTTTATTAAACGGAAGAACCTTAGTAGTAATGTAAGCATATAATTCAGCCCTTTCGGCTCTAAACTTTCCAATTCTAGGATCTTCGCAGATCATTATATATATAAATATGATCTACTTTCTTTAAGTTGTTTTATTAAAATATTATATTTATAGAATTCTAGAATAAATGTAGACGAATTTTCCTTTTAAAATTCTCTTCATCATTGAAGAGGAAAAGTTTAAATTTTTTATCAATAAAATTGTCAAAATCTTCTCTCAAAGTAATTCTTGAAGATAGTTTTAAATCAGGTAAAAATACAATATACTGATATAATCCATCATTTCTATATATTTTATCAAATAAGTAACCATTATATTCTTTTTCCATAATTTCTGGATTA